CGTTTTGTGGGTGTCAATGGGAAAACTTGGGCAACCATGGGAAGTAAAACGACCGCAAACCCTTGACGGGCTTGGGATTTTGGTAGAGGATGGGAAACGTTAGGCGGTTAATTGGCCCCCCCACGAGAAGCCAAATTTCTCCGTCTAACCGTTGTCGGCTCTACGTTAGAGCCGGTTAGATAGAGCCTGATACCCCCACCGATACCCCTATTCCTATAAGGCAAAAATCAGGAATGGGACCTGGAATTTTAGAGGGCGGCTCGACGTGAGGACGGCCATGAACCTGAGCGTTACTGTAACTCTGCTTGCCTGCATCGGCGCCTTCTGCGCTGGCCTTTCGGTTCGCGCCGCTTGGATTGGTCGACAGACCCAAGAGGATCCCCCTCTGACTGCGGACCACCGCGACGACGAGCCGTATCCGTTGTGGTTCGAGTAAGTCTACGCGACGCGCACGGGAGGCTGAGATGAAACAGGCAGAAGGGATTCGCAGGATCGTGGTCGCTCTCCGGGCGATTGGCGCTCTTATTCTTGGGCTAGGCATCGTTGTAATCGACCATCAAACGCAAAATAGCCAGCTAGCGACGATCGTTATGACAGGCATCTTTGCCGCGCCGTTCTTCGGGGTGGCTTGGATCATCGACGGCTTCGCGTCGAGGGAGCAGAGAGAGTTGGACGCAATGCTTGCGCAATGGCGCCGCAACTACGAAATGGGGCGCGACGCGCTTGATCGGCGCCCGGATGCGTAAGCCGATACAGGTTCGGCTGCCGGAAGCGCTTCGATGACGCCAGCTAGGGCGTGATCCAGCGTATTGATGAGCGGCAGATCGGGCTTGCCAATGCTGATGAGTGGCGCCGCCGGCGGCCAGTCCGGTGGCAGGATCGGCACAATGTCCAGGCCCTTGCGATAAAGCCTCACGGGCACACTCGCGAGCAGCTCAGCCACAGTCGTATCAGGGCTCACGCAGGGCGCCTCGAACCCGTACACCGCAACCGGAGGGTTGCCCGAGATCGTCATCTCGATCGCGGCCATCAGCGCTAGCGCGCCGCCGAGGCTATGCCCGACGAGCGTAACGGGCTTCCCGTCGATCGCGGCGAGTACATCGACCGCGATCACCTTCCAGGCCTGCCAGAAGCCCCGATGCAGTCTTCCCGCACCCGGAACGTCGACGAGTTCGATGTCGAAGTCCGTCAGCCAGCTTTCCTCGTCGTCGGAGCCGCGAAAGGCAACGACGAGCCCCGCCGCCGTCTGCCGCACGATCGCGCGCGAGGCGCTATCCGCTTTGCCGATGTCGGGCGCCGCGGTATAGGCCTCTTGCGCGAGCAGCGCGAAGTCGCGCGCAATCATTTCAGCGGCTCGCCAGCGAGCGGCGTCGACGCGCCGGCCGGCGCCGATGCAGCCGTCGGAGCGGCCGGCAAGATCTGCGCGACAACCTGATTGAGGATCGGCTGTGCGAGCGTCAGGCCGAGCAGGATGGCCGGCTGATTCGGGAGCATCGGCAGCGCCGAGACGAGGCTGATCAGCGCCGGGAACGCCGTGTTGTTAAGCGTCTGGAGATCGGTCGCGTCGATCGTCGCGCCGGCCGCGCAGACCGTTTTGTTGACGGCAATGATGCCCGGGTGCGTCGAATCGCCCGGCACGCCGTCGAGCAACTGCTTTTGCGCGGCCGTGAGCAGCGGCGACGCGTCGAGGACGGCAAGATCCGCATTCACAATCGGGCAAAAGTCGCGCACGAGCTGCGCGGGCGGGATGAGTTTGACCGGGCCATTGGTAGCGCAGCCGGCGAACATAGCAAAGCAAGCGGCCAGGGCTAACCCTGCCGCGATACGCAGCATCTTCATGGTGAGAACCTTTGGAGGTGAGGCTGTGGAAGCGCCGCGGACGCGGCGAGGCGAATTACTGCTGGGGCGGTTGCTTGCCGTTCGACGTGGCAGCGTGCCAGACGCCGAGGCCGGTCAGGATCGATCCGAGAGCGGCAATGAAACCATCGACGGGCGTCTTGCCGGTGTAGGCGAAGGCGCCCCAGATTGCGATGACCATGCCAGCGGCGATCATCTTTTGCGTGTTTGCGTTCATAGGTGCTCCGGGTCGTGGTGGATGACTTCGGTGGGGGAGAACTGCTCGCCGTCCTCGAGGTAGCGCTGCATGATCCATAGGCTGAACGGCATGCTGTGAATGCCCGCGTCTTTGCCCGTGTGGTGCTCTTTGCACAGCAGGACGCCCTGCGCTTCCATGTCGTCGACAAACGAGTACGGGTTCGACGGGTCGAATTTCGACCAATCCCAATGCGGGTAATCGGCCTTCACGCGATCCCATCGGATCTTTCCTTCGGCGAAGCTGCGTTCAACGCCGAAGTGATGCGCCTCGAGCGGCGCGCCGAGCTCGGCCTCCGTCTGTCCGCAGATCCAGCAGCGGCCCGGCTCGTCGCGCGGAATGGTGATGGCCGGCTCGGCCTTCTCGAAGAGCGCTTGCTTCGTGTGCTTGAAGAGGGGTGTCGTCACGCGGTCAGCGTGCTCGGGCGTGACGACGTCGACGGATAGCGTCTCGCGTAGCTCGTGTGCTTGGGTCATGGCCGTAAACGAAAAGGCCGCCCGAAGGCGGCAAGTTGCGAAATTTCGAAATTTCGAAAACTGAGGGCTATGCAGTGATGCCAAGGGCTTTCTTCGCGGCGTCGTACAGCGCCTGCCGATCGGCAAGCCCGTTCGTGCCGCCGTTGATCAGGCGCGTCACTTCGATGAAGTCGCCGGCCAGCGCGAGCGGCGTAAGTTTCTTGTTCCACCAGAACCAGGTAGCCGACATGGCGGCATGCTCCGGCTGCTCGAGCAGCTCGGGATGGTTCAGGAGGTCGAGATCCAGCGCGACGGCCGCGAGCGCATAGTTCGCGCGCCCAGTTATTTGAATCAGGCCGCGGCCACAGAAACGCTGTCCGTCGCCGACCTGGGTATTGCCGAGCTCGGCCGCTTTCGCAGACGGCGGCTCATACGCGCGCTGCGCGATCGTCGGGCCCCACAGTTCTTTCGTGAAGACGAGACGCGCCGACTCGTGGCCGATCTGCGCCAGGAACGCGGCGACATCGAGCGGCTCGACGATCTGGTAGTGCTCGCACGCGGCTTGAATGAACGGCGCAAAGAGAGCAGCGCGCGACGGCGCGGCGCCGGTTCCAGCGGCAACGATCGGCGGCGTGATGGTCATAGGATCGCGACGATGAGTTTGATGCCGGCATTGACCCATTCGGGCAACGCCTCGTGATGGACGATGCGGATCAGCGTCCACATGGCCGCGAACGGCAGCACCACAGGGATGAAGACCTTCTTCAGCATGAACGTCCACGCTTCGGCCAAGCGGCAAAAGAAACGAACCGTTTTCACGCCGCCGTTCCACATGGTGACGATGGCGTCGGTTCCGTCGACGACCTTGTCTAGCTTGTCAACGACGTTTGCCATCGTCGCGTCCTGGCTCTGGAGGTGCTTGGTAATCCGCGACAGCGCGTCGGTGACTTCGGCGAATCGCTCGTCGCCGCGCTGCAAGCGTTCGTTGATCACGTCGATCTCGCTCATTGGCTCCCCGGAAAAAGAAAAAGCCGCGCAAGGCGGCCGTCTTCTGTGCAATGTCGTCCTGCACTATTGGACTTAATGCATGCGTCGCGCTGCCATCTGGCAGGACACGGTCTCGGTGCTTGTTGTGAATGTGGCCTGGGCTACCGCGTAGACGGTAGTGGTGGTAGTGACGTTGAAGGTGGTCTTCGGCAAGATCAGGGACTGCCCAAGTCCTGCGCCGAAGGACAGCTGTAAATCCGCCAAGTACGGGACGGCAGGCAGCGTCGCCGAGGTGGCACTGAGCCCCGTCTCAAGCGAACTCTGTACGGTGGATGCGCCTGGCGAGAATTGCATGTTGCCCCATACATCCCAATCGCCAGCGGCGAGGCTCACGCTCGTACAGTTGGTCGGCGTTCCAGACGTAACCGAGATCGCCGATGCGCTACTCGGGATCAGTTGGCCAACCTGCCCCGCGGCCGCTGTCGCACCGTTCGTCACGCCCTGAATGTTCGGCGTCGTGATGGTCGGCGACGTGAAGGTCTGCCCGCCAAGCGTCGCAGCGTTGACAGCGGTGTTGCAAGTGAATCCCGTGCTCGTTGTCCAATTCAACGCGCTGGCGCTCGTGCTGCAACTCGGCATAGAGAACGCCGTAGGGGCTGCGCTCGATGCAGTGGCATTCGTGAGCACCGTATTGGCGCCGATCGCTGCGATCCCGTTTAGGCCTACTCCGCCCCACGCCGGAGCGCTCGATGCTCCGGTCGATACGATGGCCAACCCCGACGATGATCCGGTCGGGTTGAGCAACTGGACCGGAACCGTCGTCGTCGCCGCGGCCGTCGTCGCGCACAGTGCAAAAAAGATAATGAAGAGGCGTTTCATGCTTTTGGACCTCAGATCGGGATGTAATTGAAGGACGGCGAGCCGGTATAGCTGGTCGCGATGTTGTCGCCAGGAGCAACCGGCCATGCTCCAGCAGTACCACTCGTGGCGAGCGTCAGCGCGGTCGATCCGCGGGTGTAGACCACGCCAGTAATAGCCGTAGCGCCCTGGATTTGAAACAGAACGGGGAAATGGTTGTTATTGACCCACGCGGCGCCCGATGCCGGCGCGGAGATAGGCGTGATCGCCCCGTAGTTGTGCCCATTGATGAGCGTATTCGTGCCACCGTCCGTGACTTGGCTCGGCGTGACGCCATAGATCTGCGTGTCGGAGCACGTCGCGTTGACCGTGACATGCTGGGCCATGTTGGTGGACGATGCCCCCGGCATACCCTGAACGATTGTGCCATTCGTGTAGTTCAACGAAATGGTCGAACCTCCCGGAGGCGAACCTGTGTCGTTCTGCGAACCCGCCTCAATGGTGATGCCGGTCATCTTGGCTGCGGCTCCGCCCGATGCGTCCGACGTCACAACACACTCCGCAGTCTGCGTTGTCGACCCGTTGATGACGGGTCCGATGTTGATTCCATAGCGGCACGAGACCAAGTTCGAGCCAAGCGTCCCGCCATTCGTGATCAGCACGACACCGTTGGTCGCATCGACAAAGTTACCCACGACCGCGCGGTGCGATACGCGCCGAACACTGATCGCGTTGCAGTTGCTCCCGATTTTCACTACCGAGTCAGCAGCATGGCCGCTCACGAACCCGGTTGAGCTGACCAGCCCGATGTCGATGTCGGTGATAGTGTTGTTGGCGCCGTTGGTTCCATCCATCAGCACCGCTTGACCGTATAACTCGCCGGTATCGATGTAGCCGATCGAAATGTCGGAAACCTGCTTGTTACCGTTCGGGGTCAATGCGACACCGCCGCAGTAATACAGGTAAAGCGCGGCGAAGTAGCTATGCGACGAGCCCTCAATCTGTATGCTCCAGGTCGCAAGTCCATTGCCGCCGTCGACCCGAAGCGGCAGCGGAAATTGCAGTCCGTCTGCCTTATTGGTGCCGGTGCCGAACTGCCACACCGAACTCACGCTATTGCCTTTAACAATGAACGTGGTGTAGGTCAGGAATGTGGTGTAAGCCTGCGTCTGCTCAATATCGATCGGCGCAGTAACGAGCCACCCGTATCCCCATTGATTATTCAGGCTCGTCGTGGCCCATGCGTCGTTTGGGTCGGGAGGGTAAAAGGCGACCGTCTTACCGGTTCCATTCGAGTTCTGGATGCCACGCGCGCAAAATGTCCACTTGCTCGATGCATCCGTTCCATCAAACCATGCAACATCGATCACGCCGCGGTTAATCACCACAGTGCCGGCGCCCTGGAAGATGACCTTGGAGGGGGCGATGACGCTGCCATTGATGGTCAAGGTGACGCCCGATGGGACGGTGATGACGCCGCCCATGAACCACATATCTGCCGTGATCGTGGTGTTCTGATTGATCAGGTAATTGCCCGAGCTCGCGCCGATGTAGAAGGCCGAAACGTTGGCAGAGAAGGCACCCGAATCATTGTTTGCGCCGTTACCAAGCGCACCCAGATCCTTCACGTCGACGAGATCTGTGATGCGGTTGTAGAGCTTCGAGCCGGCGGCGACGGAAGAATCGGAGACGGTGCCAATGGCGAGTGACGTGCCGCCCTTGACGTACACCTTGTTCGTACCGATCGGAATCGGCGAGTTGAATGCGAGCGTCGTGCCACTCAGCGAGAATGTATCGGCGCCCTGCTCGGCGGCATCGAATGCCACCCACAGATTCGATGCGCTACCGTAGTTCTTGGATAGCGTGAGGCTCATCGTCGTGCCGGGCGTGAAATCGCCATTCGCCGCGGAGAATCCGGGCTGACCGTTGCTTCCCTTCTCATCGGTCATGTTGCCGACGGCTACCGGCGCGGGCGATGTGATCTGATCCTCGGTCCAAATCAGATTGCCGTTGGCGTCTTCCAGGACGAACTTGTATGCCTGCGTCGGCAAAAGCCAGATCGCGGCCTCACCGCGGGCATTCAAAGGGACCGGGTTCGGATTCGCTGTGCCCGCGGTCGAGTCGGTGTACGTCGCTGCCGGCGTGGTTGTACCGGCCTGATAAGTCCAAACTTGGCCACCGACCAACGGGTTGTTGTTGTTATCCCAGGCCCGAAAGATCGGATTCGGAGCGAGCAATGCGCCCATCGGTCACCTCAACAAAAAGACCCGCTCAATGGCGGGCCCGTAAACGAAAAAAACCGCCTCAGTGGGCGGCTTCGCTGGATCTGGTCTTACTCTTACGGCTGCTTTTTCCCGAGCTGCGCGTTGCGGCGCATGTCTTGCATGACTTGCGTGTATTGCTTCTGGCCGCGGCGCGTCTCCGCGAGATCAGAGAGCTTTCTTCCGAAGCGCTCGCCGGCAATAGATCCCAGCCATCGCGCACCGGGAATCATGGAGGCCGCGCCGATCGCATGGCCGACGTTCACGCCAACGCTCGGCGCGAACTTCTCAACAAATCCGGGCTTCGCGAGGCGCGCGAGCTGATTGCCTGCCCCCTCGTACGAATGCACGCCCGGCATGATCTGTCCGCCGTAGTTCAGCGTGTGGAAGGCTTGAATTTCATCGGGCGGGAAGTTGCGCAGAATCTTCTGCCCTACCGACGAGTTCAGCACTTTGTTCACAGAGTTCTGATTCCAGACGCCCGCCTTTGCAGCGCCCGACTCATACACAGAACGCGCGAGTGCACCGTTCATCTCATTGCGTGCCTGCGCCGCCGCTTGCTGCACCGAATCCGGTACCGGGGGCATGCCGTCTGGTGCGCCGCGTATCTGCCCGCGCGACAAGTCATCAAGTGTGTCGTGGATGTGTTGCCACTGATCAAGCGGCATTGTGTTCAGCTTTTGCGGAATGCTGTCGACCGATGTTCCGGTTTTGATCCCGTTGGCATCGTACTCACCCAGCACCGATCCAATCCCTTTCGAGTCGAGCAGCGTCTGCTCTACCTGATGGACGCGATCGCCAAGCTTGTACATTTCCTGGCCGCCGGCCGCAGCGATGTCTTTGTCGATCGCCCCGTTCAGTTGCCGCACGACGTTTCGGTTCGACGGGCTCCATTCGCTGTTGATCGACTTGCGCACCGCATCCCATGCGGCCACGCTATTCGGGGCATACATGTCGCCCGACACCGGGTCGCGGAAGCCGGTGGTGCGCGCGAGCTGGATTAGGTCTGCTGCCCCGCCGACGGTGCCCTCGTTGCCGCTGAGTTTCACGCCAGCCTGGAATTGCGGATCGGCGAGCAGTGTGTCGATGTGACTCGTACCGATTGGGTTATCGCCGGCGACGCGCTGCGCCTCGTCGTAGATCGCGCGCTTCGTATTGCGCAAATAGGCGGTCAGGCTGTCGTCGGGACCATAGATCGCATCGTTGATGACGCGCCCGCGCTCTTCGTTCGTCAGGATGTTCGGGCTCGCGCCGGTCGCGTCGACGCGGTCCTGCGCAAACCTCGACAGCGCGTCCTGCTCGTTGGCGATCTGCTGTTTGATGGCCATCGTCGCCGGCGTCTGGATCGGCGATTTCGCCGCCGCGTATTCGTCGCGCAACGTATTCTCGTTGCCGGTCACGACGCCAGCGCGCACAGTTTCCCCTTGGTCTCCGAGAATGGTGCTAGCGATTTGAGAGCGCACGGCCTGCTCGTCTGGCGTCACATCCTGCGCGATCTTCGACGTCTTGATCTGTGGAAACGGCCCTCGAGCATTTTCCTCGCCGGTCAGCACCGGGTAAGGATTGCTATTCACGCTCGCCGCACCGCCGCCGACCACTGTGCGCGGCTGCATAGGTGGTCCAGTGCGGGCCTCGGCAGCAGGATGCACATTCGTGTCATCGGCCGCCGTCTCTGCCGCCGCATCCCCTGCAACACTGGCAACGTCGCGCGCGATCGGTGCGGCCGCCTTCAACGCTCCCGGCACCAACAGCGAAAGTGAGCCGGCCATATTGGAAACGTCCTGCTGTGGCAAGCCCGTCGCGTTCGCGACCGCAGTGGCGCCCTTGTTTATCGCGTTTCCGGCCAACTGCGAAAGACGTTGCGACGCCTCGTTCTGGTAACCGGGCGTGTTGGTGACGCCGAACAGGTTGCCAACGGGATGGATCGAGCCGCCGAAATCGCTGCCCGCTGCCTGCGCTGCCTCCTGCGGAGACTGCTGCAAAGCGCGGCGTACCGCATAGTCAGCGCTCTGCATCATCGCCCCGGGCGCACTTGCGATCGTGTCGGCAAGTCCAGCCGCCCCCTGTCCGAAAGTCGCCAGCGCGCTCGACTGTTGGGTCGACGGCGCGGTCGCGGGACTCGCCGGTTGCGAAGCGCCCTTCTGCGCCGATTGTTGTGCCTGCTGCGTGCCGCTCTGCAGCGTCGAGAATAAGTCCGACATGGGGCCGACGTTCTGCTGGGGCTGCTGGCCTGAGCTCGTCTGTCCCGGGATGGTCGGCGCAGGAGACGTCTCGGCGTCAGGCACGCCTGCCATCACCTTGGATACGTACTGCGTCGGGTCGGAGCGCACAAATCCGCCGTAGGCCTTGAGCGCGCCCTGATACGTGCCGCCATTCTGCTGCTTGAGCTGCTGGATGTAGTAGTCGGCCGCCGCGCGTGCCTCTTGCGGATCGAACGGATCGAACTTGACACCCTGCTTGCGCAGCATTGCGACCGTCGACGGCAGAAACTGGTACGGGCCCATCGCGCCCGTATCTTTGTTGACCGCATACGGGTTTCCGCTGCTCTCCGTGTGATCCAGGTTGTCGAGCAGCTTTGAGGGCGTCCCGTAGCTCTGCGTCGGATCGAAAGCGGCATTCGACGGCGCCGGCGCGGAAGCCGATGCTGCCGCAGGCGCCGCGGCCGGCGCTGCCTGCGGCGAACTGCCTGCCCCTTGCAACGTGGCGAGCAGGTCGTCCATTACTGGATGCTCCCGGTATTCGACAACTGCTGGAGGTTCTTCGCCTTCTGCATCATCGCGTTGTACGCCTTCGACTTCAAACCGCCGAGTTGATTGACGATCGCCTGCTGCTCAGCCGTATCGCCATTCTTGATCGCGTTGTAGTAGCGGAAGATCGTCGGATCGAAGTTCGCGCCCCACGCCTGGTCGAATTGACGCTTCGCGAAGACGCCCGCCGATGGGTTTGCGGCGATCGCGCGCTCGAGGCCGGGCTGATACGCCTGCGTGCCGGAGACAAGCGCATCGTTGAGTTTCGTGATTTCCTTGATGGCCTGCGGCGTATAGCCCAGGCTTCCGTTTGCCTTGATCTGCGCATCGAGTCCGGCGTTCGTCTGCGGTCCCATCGACTGCGCAGCTTGCAGTGCCGATCTCTCCAGGCCCTTTCCGACCATGTCGTAGGCGGTGGCGGGATCTTTTGCATCGCCCGGGTTTAGCCCGAAGGCGCTGGCAATATTGCGCCACGCCGGGCCCGCAATACCCGTCGCGCCGACGTTGTCGATATTGGAAAGCACGATCCGGTTGTTCTCATGCTGCGTGCCGGCTGCGGTGTATTGCGCACGCGCCGAATCGCGCTCGGCCTGCAACTCGGGTAGCGCTTGAACATCACCCGGCTGCGGCACGTAGACGCCTTGCGTCGGCGGGTTCGTCACACCCGTGATATTGCCGTTCGCATCCCGGTTGACGACCGCCATGCCGCCGGTAAGCGGGTTGTTCGTCACCGTCTGCCTTCCCTCCGGGCCGACCTGATTGGCGACGCCCGGTCCAGCCGGCGCGCCGGGCGGCGTCCCGTAGTCGCCCGTCGCAGACACCGGAACGGTCGCAGCGCCGGTGTTGACGAGCGCGGTGCTGGCGCGCCGCTGATCCTGTTGCGTCGTCGCCGGCGTCGTCGTGCGTGCGAGCTGAGTCAGCACTTGGCCGAGCAACTGTGGATTGTTGGCGGTGCTTTGGACGGCCTGCTTCGCTTGGCTGACGAAACTGTTCCCGTAGCCGGTCAGTTGCGGAGAGATAGCGTCGAGCTGCGCGCCGATCTGCTGCGGCGTCGCCGCCACCGTGCCGTCAGGACGCACAAACGACGAGAGGGCCGCGTTCACCACCTGATGGTCGGACTGTGACATGTTCGCCACGGTCGTCTTGTACTTGTTGACCGCCTCGGTGTGATCGAGCAGCGCTTGGCCGTACACACCTTGCGTGAGCGGGATGTTTTGATTGGCCCACACCTGGAATTTGTTCGGGTCGACCGTGCCGTCCTGGTTGTAGAACGGTGCGTTCGGATCTTGCATGGCTGCCGTGTATTTCTGCCGTTCGGCCTGCAACTGCGCGCCTTGGCTTGCATTCTGCTGCAGGTTTTGCGTTTCCGCCTGCAACATCTGATTTTGCTGCCGAATGTTGGCGAGTTGCGCCAGCGACACCATCGGCTGCATCGTCTGCTGCATGGACGCGAAGGGGCTGCCCTGCTGCACCTGCAGGGGAATGCTCGGATCGATCGGCATGACGTTACCCAGTGTATCCAGCGATCAAGTCTTGAGGGGTGCTCGTACTCATTGCAGACGCGTTCGCCGCGTTACCGAACAAGTTGCCTCCGCTCAGGTTGTTCAGCATGTAGTAGCCCATGCCGTTGTTGAATCCGTTGGTAATCGCGTTCGACGTGCCCATGATGCCGGCTGCTTGCGCGTTGCCGGCGGCAGTCATCGTGTTCGCGACGTTCGCCCCAGTCTGCGTTGCCTGCATGCCAGTATTCGAGGCTGCGTTTTGGCCAAGTTGCGCGAGGCCCGCGAGTCGATTGAAGATGTTTTGGTTCTGCGTCTGGTACTGGTTGAACTGGTTGCCGTACTGCGTCTGATAGTCGTTGAAGGCATTTTGGAACGCCGTGCCAGCCATGTTCTGGTTGTAATTGATCAGCCCTTTCAGTGCCGACCCCGACAGCACGCCATCCTGCGCCGCCTGGCTGTTTTGCAGCGCCTGATCTCCTTGCTGCAGTTGAAAGTTGTACGCCGGCGACATGAACTGTTGCCAGTTCGTGTTGTTGATCGACGGCATGATCCCCATCGGGGTATTTAGCGTCGGCAACTGGCTGGCGAGCGTCGATAGCGCGGAGCTTCCCGCGCTCATGTACGGTTGCTCGTTCTGTACGGTCTGGTTGTACATCTGGAGCTGGGCGCCCGTCGCGTTGTTCGCCGCATCCGCTTGCGTGTTGGCCCCCGACTGCGACGACAACGCCCCGACGCCAGCAGTCAGGGCCGCACCGCCGACGATCGCGGCCGCCACGCACGGGTGATGGCCGAGCGCCTTGCGCTTCATGTCAAGAAGCATCGCGTTCTCCTAGCCATTTGGAGTAATAGACCTCGACCGGGCGCGCGCCGATGCGTTTAAATAGCGCACTCGCGTCCGCATGGATCTTCGAGCCCATGAACCAGCGTCGCACACCGCGGCGGCGCAACTCGACCTCCACGAAGCGAAATAGCCGTATGCCCGCGGTGCCCGATCGACGATCCTTTCGCACGTAGAAGATGTCCATCGTGCATGTGAGGCACGTCGAATAATGCAAGCCCGGCGCGACAAAGCCGATAAAGTAGCCAATCATCTCGCCAGCGTCGCGCAGCGTGACAAACAGCAGTTCGCCGCGGCGCTCGCGCTCGATGTAGACGTCGTACTGCGGCGACAGCGGCACGTGGTCCTGATCAAGTGCCAGTTCTTCGTAGTGCGCAGGCAGAAGCGGCTGCAGTTCAGCGAGTCGCTCGCGGAACGATTCGACGTGCGCGGTGATCATTCGGACACCCGAATGTCCACGATCATGTGGATACGATCGCCCGCGCTGTTGTTCACCACTTCGTGCTCGAGCTTGTTGTTGAACCACCAGATATCGCCGGGCGCCATGTAGACGTGCTCTGCCTGGTCACCTTCGCCACAACGGAAATCGACGCCCGGGGAGCTTTCGAGGACTACGTGGAAGCGACGGTAGTAGTTCGCGTGCTCCGGTGTGTCGGCATGCGGATAAATGCGGCCGCCCGGCTTGATCTTGTTGATCATCACGCGGCCCAGTCGCTCACCGCCCACCAGGTTCATCAACCCCATGACGATCGGTCGCGCCTCGGGCAGCGTCTTGTATGCGGGGTAGTCGACGCTCTCGTGCTGATCGTATCGAGCCAAGTGATCGCGCAACGCTTCCTCGGTTTCATGCACCGATTTCACCGGAAAGCGCAACATGATCGACTCGATCTGCGCGAACGGCCCCTGCGGGTAGTCGCGCAGATACGTGTCCTCTTTCCAGAGTTCCGGCCGGCGTCGGATCGCGAGCAACAGCGGAATGACGGCAACGCCCTGCCCCAGCTTCAAGAAATTTTGCATCCTCACTCCACGAAGAGTTGCACATACAGGTCGCCCGCACCGACGGCCGTTGAGTCGCCGTCCGCAACGCCCGTCGTCGTGGCAACCCACATCGTCTGGCTGAAATTCACGCCGTCAGGCCACGTCAGCGGCACCTGGCTCGATGCCGGAACCTCGATCGTGATCGCCGGCTTCGTCGTGCCCACCACTGGGGCATCAGTGGATTCGTACAGCTTCACGTAGCGCGCGGCCGCGTTCGTGTTGATGAGCAAAGCGCCCTTCAAGTTGGCGCCGTACTGCTTCACCGGATTGAGATTGGTGGTCGCCAGCGAGACGAGCCGGAATTTCATTGCGGACATGCTGTTCTCCGATTAAGCAACGCCGATCTCGCCTTCGGCCTCGAAAACCAGACCGGCCGCAGATCCCAAGCCGGTCAGGAAGTCGGCAGCATCGAGGCGCACGATGCCGTACCAATCAAGGTAATTCCCTGGGTTTCCGGCCGCCGGGATGCTCGTGCCGCTGAAGGCAAACGCGGTACCGGCCGAGGAGCCACCAGTCGCTCCGATATAGAGCGACGGAGAAGCCGCTGAGGCACCGGTATTGACGATTCGGATGTGCCGGAGGATCACGTACGTGCTCGTGTTCGTTCCAGCGAGCCCCGTACCGCTGGTGAGCGACGGAGGGTTGATGATGTTTGCGACGGTCGTGCCTAACGCTACCGGGCCGAAGCGCAGTATCTTGTTCGCTGCCATTTGGTGTCCTTACTGGGGCATCAAGAAGCCTTTGACGTAGACCTTCTGGATGCCAGAAGGAATCGCCGAGGCGAAAGTGAGTGTCTTGCCGCTGAGCGAGAAGGAATCGCCGCCCTGAAAACCGCCATCGAATGCGACGATCAAATTCGCCTGCGATCCGTAGGGCTGGGACAGTGTCAGTGTGGTCGTGGTCCCACCAACGAAGTCAACGCCCGCAGCAAAGCCGATCGTTCCACCGCTGCCCTTTTCGTCGAACCATCCGCCGGGCGTCGACAGCCCCGCGCGCATCATCGGTTCGTCGGGTTCAGGCGCATCAATCAGTACTGCGGGACCAGCCGGCCCTGGCAAACCCGGAAATCCCGCGGGACCCGGTATTGCGAAGGCATCGCTATAGTCGTCCCCGTCGTCCAGGAAAGCAGCGGCCAGAAAGGACGCGATCGTCGTGCCACTTGCATTGCCAGACGCGCCGCCGGTGCGATCCCACATCGTCTGAATCAGATACAGGAAATCGCGGGTCGGATAGCCGCCCTGCTCCATCCACGGGTAGCGCGCCTGTGGAAACCCCGCTTTCAAATCGGCGGCCATCTCAATCCACCAGCAGGGTCGCGCCTACGACGTCGCGCGGCACCGGGTCCGAGAACTTCGCCTCATACACTCGATCGCGTGCGTTTCCCATGCGGCGCCAGATCGCGCGGTTCTTCGTTTCTCCCACTTTTCCAATCGACTTCCAGTGTTCGTTGCTCCACGTCTGGCCGCCATCGTCCGACCAGCGCAACATGACCTGTGGGTCGCTGCCTTGACCGGATTGGAGCCCGACACCCGGCGTGAATTCCAGCTGCAAGCGCCGATGAAAAACGCGCTCGCGGTCGCCGCCGTCCCACACGTGCGGCGCGCGGCGCCAGCAAACCAGCGGTTGCCCGTTGTCTGCATAGACCGAGCGCGACATCTGGTACAGGTTTCCGTTCCGGTAGTCGCCCACGATGCGCATACCGGCGAAGTTCATGAAGCAGTTCGATCGATGCCGATGGAACTGGCCAGCCACAGGGTCATAGCTCGCGCGCTGATGCCATAGCTTCGTCGTGACGTCGAACACCCAAGTAGCATCGGCCGTAGGGAACGTCACAACGTAGAATTCGTGCTCGTCTTCCTGGTACGAGTAAGCAATCGCGTCGCTGATAACCGGATAGCTAGCGATCGCGTGATTCACGGCAATCGTCGACACGTCGGTGGCTTGATAGCCGATCGTCTGCTTCACCGTGTTCTGACCGCGTTCGTTCTGTCCCAGCCACATGAGGCTGTCGACGCCGCGCGCCGCGTCCGTCACGCGCGCAATCGTCTGTGCGGCTGCGCATCCATGCTGCAACGTGACGCCCTGCAGGCGCGAGAACGGAAAGGTTGCACCGCCAGCGTCATACCAGACTTCGGTCGTTCGTTCGCCGATGAGCCACAACTCGCGGTTGTGCGCGAAGAACGTCACCAACTGGTCGGTGCTCGAATCCTTCAGTGCGAAGTAAGTCGCATCCATCGGACTGACGCCATTCCAGTACAGCGGCGACGTGTAAAAGGTCTGCGAGCTGGGCTTATTGAAAACGAGCCAGCCGTCGATGAAATCGATACGCGAAGAACCGAGCCATGCCGGATCGGATATTTGCGTCACCGTCCATGCCGTCAGATTCACCACATACCCGTTCGGGCCATCCGTGATGACTGCGATGCCGCCAGCCCCGTTGTCGCGCACGACCACCGGGCCGCTCGATGTCGAGATCTGGCCGATCTGCGTTGCGACCAAGACGGCATTCGATACAGCCGTCGCCGCCGTGGCGATGGTCAGCTTGAACACCGCGGCGCCCGACACGACGAGCGCCGTCTGGCCACCCGGAAGCACCCAGCCGCCTCGTACAGGCCCATCGCCGAGCGTGAGCAGGCTCAACAGTCCCGGCGTTCCCAGGAGCGCCTTCGGCGTTTTCGAATCGCCGCTCTGCGTGATCTCGACGTACCAGTTGACGCACTTCTCGGCGTCCTGCAGCAGCATCGGCGCTTCATACGCCTGCCCCACGAACGCGAACTGAGACATCAGTTGAACCCGCCGTGAAGGATCCAACCGGCGTCGTTTTTCGCGCGGCCGGCGATGCCCCGGTCGTACGTCGCCGTGTTCTGCGCCTGCGCATTCAGATTCTTCACCGCGGCCTTCGCGATCTTATACTGCTCGACGAGCGCCTGCGGCATCGGCGCCGCGCCCTTGTATTCCGGCCAAAGCTCGAGCGCGAGCGCGACCTTCAGGAACCGCGTGTAGCCCTGCGGCAGGCTCACCTCGGTGTCAAGCGTGAGGAAGTCGGTAAAGAGGTTGTCGGTCCACAAATGAACCTCACCGCCTTGCGATGGATTCGGGAAGAAGTAGAACGTCCCCAGCGGCACCGCGGCGTCGTAGTACACCACCTTCGGCCAAGGGCCCGGCTGGTTCTTCAGGCCGATCGACGACCATTGATCCAGACCGATCACGTCGAGCGGATAGTCGACTTGCGAAATACCACTGGTCGTGAGGCGCGTGAAGCCGGTCAAGACGCGCAACGGACGCTGGATAGCGATGTTGCCGGGCGTCGTGTACGTGATCTGGAAAAGCACCGAGAACGTCGCGGTGGCGTTCGCCGACATCGTCAAGGTGTTCGCGCCGATAGCCGTCACTGTGGCGCCGGCCGGTATTCCCGAGCCGCTCACCGATGCGCCGACCGCGAGATTGGCCGGCATAGCCGTCACGTTCCCGATGACATTGCTCCCCTGCGTCACCGTCCCAAGAAACGTGCCACCAGCCGGATTGCCGACCGTATAGATGTTCTGGCCGCTGGTCAGGTTGAAGATGTTCTCGACGCGCGCGTAACAGGCGAGATGCTCATTCGATAGGCTGTCGAGAAGGTCATTCAAGACAGCGAGCGCATCGTTCGCCGTGTCATCGTCGGGCGTCTCGCCGGCGGCGAGTTCGTTGATGCGCTTGAGCGCGCCCTTGATGATGTCCAGCGCGGTCGCGGACATTACTTGGCCTTCGCCTTCGCGGGCTTCGAGATGAGCGACGCGAGATCTTCCGTCCACCCGTCGCCAGTCGCAGCGCTTTGCTCGTCAGCCGACTGAGCGATCATCGTCTTGACGGCGCCCGTGCTCAATGCATCCTTCAGGGCGACTTCGCTTTCGAATGGCTGCTCGGCGCGGTAGAGCATTTTGGGAAATTCCATCATTCCTCCGGTTCAAGATGGGCGCCGAAGCGCCCAGGCCTTTTAGAACGAGTTCATGTAGCCCGCGCCGGCCGCAACGACATCGCCGGGTTGCGGACGCGAAACCTCGAACGTGTACGAGCCAGCATTCGGCGTGATCGGCGAAGCCGTCAGATTGCCGAACGTGATCGTGATCTTGTCGTTCGTGGTCGGATCGGCCGTCACGTTTGCGACGATCAGGCCAGCCTGGAACGCGCCCGGCGACGCGACGTACTCGATGACGTCACCCGGTTGCGAGCCGAGCCCCACCCCGGTGAACGACTGCTGCGCCGTCGTGTTCGCGGCGACCGAGGTAGGCGTGATCGAGGCGGTTTGCAGCACGGCCTGCTTCTGGATGTTGCCGACGGACGCTTGCGGTACCGGATTCTGAGTCTGAGCCGGGCCCGGATTGCTCGTAGTCATGGTGCTTGCTCCTGAGAGTGGAGAAGGCGCCCGCAGGCGCCCTCAATGCGGTTAGCCGGCGACGCGGCAGGCGAGTTCGCGGTAGAGCGAGGCCCAGCCGTACAGAACGTCCATACGCGTCGGGATTGCGTCGTTGTTGATCGTGTACTGGCGCACGATACGAATCGACATGCCCGTCTTCTTGTCCGCGGCGCGGCCAGCGAAATGCACGCCGTCCGGCAATTCCAAGTCGGCCATCGCCAGCGTGAACGCGTTACGGTGAAGGGCCATCGACTGCGGGCTGTACGTACCGCCGGCACCGAAAACGGTGATGCTGGCGTTGTTGGCCGGGGCCGCCGATACATTCTGGAATTGGCCGCCGCTGATGATCGCTGGTGCGATCGTCAATTGCAGGACACCGGAGCCATCGGAGGTGTACTTGCCTCCCACTACTTGGCCGAAGCTATTGGTGATCGGCGTGAACGTGCCGTTCGACGGCGTGCCGACCGGCGGCCGCACGACGAACTGACGGAGCTGGTTGGAGCCCCACTGCGCGCGATTCTGCGGGTTGACCGCATAGACGCCTGCAATCTGGATGATATCGCCCACGTTCAAGACGTTCGTCGACGCAGTCCAGCCGGTCGTGTACAGCGTGCCGTTGTCCTGCCACCCGGTCGTGATCAGCGCCGAACTCGTACCCGACGTCGAGAAAACCGGCGTGCCGCCCTGCGCGCCCACGTTGTAGCTGTTGACGTTCTGGTCCTGGTACCAGTCGAAGCCGAGCGTGGCCTTCCCGAGCATGCCCTTCTTGTACTGTTCGCCGATCGCGGCCTGCGGGTTGAAGAGACCCTTCAACGCATCGGCCATGCTGATCATCGAGAACGGATCGAGGATGATGCAGCGCTCGCCGTCGTCGGGCGTCGCCTCCGAATCCATGATCGCTTTCGCAGTCAGCGCCGTGATGGCGGCCGACGGCTTCGTGCCCGGCGTACCGACCGCGTTCGCAGTGTTCTGATATGCGAATTGAAGCCCGTCGAAGTCGACCTTGTTGGCAATCGTGGCGACGGCAGGCTTGATGAGGCGCCGGCTGAAGTCGTCCATCGACAGCAACAGATCCGCCGTCGAGAACTGTGTGTCGACGTGAAACTGAGTCGTCAGCGTAACGGGCACGCTGCCTTCCGCGAAGTCCTCGACGTTCAACGCGGGACCGACGGTGCCCTTGAAGCGGGCCGGCCGGCGAACGTTGACCGTGTAACCGATCTTCGCGCCGGGGATGGCGAACTTGTCGTCATACTCGCGCGTGACCTTGTCGGAAAACACGCACTCGTTTTCGAGGACCATCAGCGCTTCGTTGGTGATGTCGCTGATGGTTAAGAGGTTGTTGGTCATTTCATGCTCCGTAAACGACAAAACCCGCCGTTACGCGGGTTTCATTGGCTTGTGGAGCGCTACCGACCGTTTCGAGCCTTGATCTGCGCCTGTCGATAAGCCTTGTACTCTTGGTACGTCATCTGCGACGTGGGCTTTTCGACAGGTCCTGACGCACCGGTCAGGGGCTCGATAGGTGGAGGCGCCTTCGACTTTTCGACTTTGGGTTCCGGCTTCTTCTCAGCGCCGGTTGCCGACTGTTCCTTGGGCTTTTCGCTGGCCTGCGCGAGCTGATCCTCGAGCTTCCCGAGCATGCGCAACGCGGCCGTCTGCGACATGCCTTTCAGGAGCTTCGCTTCGCTCGGGTTCTGAGCCAGGTAGTAGGCCAGCTGCGGGCCCATATCGCTCTCGACGATCGCGACGTACAGGTGGTTCGGCATGTCGATGTCCGACTTGCCGACGACCTCATCGAAATCGGTGAGCTCGGCCTTGGCCAGTTCAAGCCGCTGCGCCCAGTTATCGGCGAGCTGCTGCTGGAACGCTTCGGTGCGGGCTTGCTGCTGCTCCCGTTGTTGCTCCGCGAGCTTCTGGTCGACCTTCCAGTCGGTGAGCGCTTCCTGGTAGTCCTCGTCGGACACGAACTGGGCACGCTGCGGCTTCGGATCGGGATCCTTCGGCGGCGGCAAAGCCTGATTCGCTTGCATCTGTGCACGCAATTCCGCCAGTTCGGCCTCGAGGCGCACAGCTTTCGCATTCGCTTCCTCGGCCTCACCGCGCGCGGCGTTGCGCTCGTGACGGGTACGCACCAACTCTTCGACCAGCGGCTTCTTCTTCGGCTGCTGATCGGGGTCCTTGCCGGTAGGTTCAGCGCCCGTCTGCGGTTCGCCCGTCTTTTCAGGCGTCTTCGCTTCGGGTGCCGCGGTGGCTTGGCCGCTCAATTGCTGCATCAGCGATTCGGAAGTGACAACGGAACGTGTTTCGGACATGGAAAACTCCACGAGCCCCAATGAAAACGCCCCACGCGGCGGGGTGACCGGGTGGGGCGAGAATGAAACTTGAAACTGTCAGTGCGTCGCGTCGTTTTTGGCTGCGCTTTCGACTGCGGCGATTTCCCTGCGATCCTGCATGTGGGCGAGGAGGATTGCCACGTGGCCCTTGAGTTCTTCGATGTCGCGCGCCGTGGTGTCGCGGCTCGCGATGTCGTGGCGCTTCGTCTCGTCTTGCATTGCAGTGCGCTGCGACTCGCCCTGCTGGCGCATGTTCTCGACAGTCAGGCGGTACTTCTTGTCCAGCTCCGCTTGCTGCAAGGCCTGCTGCAGTTGCTGATTCTGGCCGTGCAATTGGGAGATGATCGCCTTCACGTCGTCGGGCAAGTTCTCCGGCATCTGCTTCTCGGCCATCGCGATCGGGTTCGCTGCCGCCAAGCGCTCGGCGATCTGATCGGCACCGGGCCAGTCGAACTGGCGCATGATGATGTCGTCCGCCGTCATTGCGACCTTCTCGCCGAGCGGTGTATTCAGCAGCCCCAGCATGTTCTCGGCGGCTTCTTCACGCTTCGTCTGATAGCCCGGGCCCGTGTCGATAACGACGTCGTATTCGCCCACCGTTACGTCGTTGAGCGTTGCGGTCACGATGCCCTGTTCGTTCATCGTCTTCTGGTTGATCGTCACGCTGTCCGGCACGCCGTCTTCGCCGATGATGCGAATGACGCGCTGCGTGTCGTAGTAGTGCGGGATCAGGTCGAGGACGATCTTGCCGGTATGCCGAATCGAGCGGCACAGGTTGTCGTAGAAGTGGAAATTCGATCGATCGGACTGCGCCTGCCGGCGCTGCACCATGACGCCGCTCGTTTCCTGTCCGGGTGCGCCGAGCGCCGGATCGAACATGCCGGCCACGGCCTTCATATCCTCGCTGGCACCGATTGCGGCGTTCACTTGTGCCTGAGGCATGCCTTGTGGCTGCAACCGCTCGGGAGGCTGAACAGGCACGCCATCCTGAACGATCGGCTTGTATTCGAGGTACGCGAAGCTCTTGTTGTTCGCCGCGTTCCAGACCTCTTCTTTGCCTTCGATCTGGCCTTCGGCGACGAGCCACGGTGCCTTCGGTGCCAGCGCGACGACTTCAGTCTCTGCGGTGCGCCAAAAGTTGTACATGCGCTGCGGATCCTGCATGCCGCGCACCATGCCGTAGCGGATGACCTTGCCTTCGAGTTCGTACTCGGCGCCGTAGACCGGAATGACCGGAATCCAGCGGCCCGGCCACTCGCGCTCCGCGAGGATCTCCTTGGCGGTCATCTTGTACCACATGACCCGGCGGCGCACCGACTCGCGTTCTTGCACGATCGTGACGCCGAGACGATCGAGTTCGTCCTGTTTCAACTGCGACTTGTAGGCCGTCTTGCCCGTCGACAGCAGGCACAGCGTATCGGGTGTCTTCTCGACCTTGAAGTACTCGGCGACGCGGATTTCGTCATCGGTCGCCCAGTCCATCAGCTCGTCGCCGCTGCCGAGGTTGCTGAAATCGACGAACTGCGCCTTCGGATACTTGCGCCGGAATTTCTTCTTCGTCATCCGGTCGCTGATGATGCACCACTCGGCGTCCGACCCATCCGGCGCCGTGCTCGACGGATCAAAGTAGACCGTGAACGGGTTGCGCACGCGATCGATGTACAGCTCCTGGTCGAAGCTGTCCTCGCGCACGTAGCGCGATACGACGCGCCAGTAGCCCCAGCCCATGCGCACTTGGAAGTCGGCCGCCGTGTCGTAGGCCACGTCGGCGTTACTGTTGACCTGGATGTGCCGCATCAGGCCGGCGATCACATCGGCCTTCTGCTTGTCCGCGCCATCGGCAACGGCATGCACCTGGATGCGCGGACGCTGCTCGCGCATGTTGTTGACCGCCTGTCGCACGAATGCATCGGTCTTGTTGATCGTGAGGCACGGCCGGTGCTCGAGTTCGCGCGCGACCTGGATGTTCGCCGGCCATTGATCGCCCGCAGCGAACTTCAGATCCAGAATGCCTTGCGCGCGGTTCTGCGTTTCCGCCTCGACCGCAATTTTCAGGTTGCCCGCACACTCGCGAATGACCGATTGCCGCCCCGATTCGAGCGGTTTCCCCGACTGGTCGATGATCATGCCATCCAACTCCCGGCACCGCCGATAAGGTGCTGGGGCACGCGCGATGCGACCGGCTTGACCACGCGCTTCACAGCCCGGCGCGCGCCTTCGCACGCGTAACGCAGCGCATCGATCACGTGGTTGTCCTTGTCTTCGAGAATGGGGAGCACCTGATCCGTCAAGGGATCGGTCTTGTAGCGGTACAGCGACAGCTCGTCGATCGTATGCACACACCGCGGATGCACGATGATGTCGAAGGACTTCAGGAACTCGACGCCCTCTTCCAGACTGCCGGGGCCCTTCACGGCCTTCGTGATGCGCGGGAAGCCGTGCTTCTGCATGTGGCTGATCGTCTCCGGCCGCGACGAGTCTGCAGTGATCGGCCACTTTTCGGCGTCCGGCACGCTCATGAACAGCTCCGGCAGGTTCACGATCTCGCACCCGACTTGGTAGGCCTCGTAATCGACGTACAGCGCATTGCCCTCGATCGAGCAGCGAATCAGCACGCTCGGGTCGATCGAGAAGCCCCAGTCCGCACCGAGGCGGAAGATCGTGCCCGCCGGCCGCTCAAACTCTTCGATGCGCCAGTTCTTGAACACGCGCGCATTGCTGCTCTGCTGATAGCCACCCAGCCAGATATGCGTGTACTTGTCCGGGTCGCGCCGCTTGTCGTACTCCATCTCGGCCACGAGCTCGGTCTCACCGAACCAGGGATTGTCCGAGTAGTTCGCTTGCACGACGATGCTGTTCGGCGGCGCATCCGGCCCGCGCAGCAGCGCGTCGACCGGGTCCGTCTTGAAGCGGGGATTCCACGAGAACCACAGCTCGGACTTCGGCTTACGGATCGTCGGGCGCAACATGTCGAGCGACTTCTGGCTCAGCGTCTGTGCTTCCTCGACCCAAGCGACGTCGTAGCCCTCCAGCGACTTGATCGACTCGGCCGTGTGATTCGCCATCCCTTCGAAGATGATCTGGCCGCCGTGGATGCTCTTGATCAGCGCGTCCTGCACATCGAAGTAGTAGCCGGCATTCATCGTCTGGATCTTCGACTCCAGCAACTTCTTCACCGACTGCTGCAGCGACTTCTGCTTCTCGCGCACGCAGACGATGTCGGTCTTTTCCATCGCCGAGCGCTCGATCACCGACTCGCCGAAAAAGTGAGACTTACCCGATCCGCGCCCGCCGTGGGCGCCCTTATAGCGAGCAGGCTCGAGCAGCGGTAGGAACACCCGCGGCGTCTCGATGATCAGGTCGCTCATCGCTTCAGTGGACCACGCCTATCATCAGTGCCAATCGACCGAACGACACGTCGAACTTATCGAAAGCGCTCTCGATCGCACCGGGCTCGCTTCTTTCAGTGCGAACTTTCAGGCTCCAATCCGACCAAGTACGGATGTCCGCACGCATCGTTACGTGACGCCCGAATAGACTAAAGCGCCTGAAGAATAAGTTGCGATGGCGGTTCATTTCGTGTCCTGCGGCTCTTCTTGGACATGCGCCGCAGCAATCTCTGCCAGGCGCCGCTCTTTGTACTGCTGATACTCGGATGGATACTGGCCGGGACGTCCCCTGGACCAATCCCAAGGCACTGTAGGCAACGATTGCCCCGTCAGTGCGTTCCAGCCGGCCAGGTGCGCCATGTAGACAGCCCGCGAAAATGCGTGCTGCACAGCGCGAAATCGGCGTAGCCCGCGCTTCTTTGAAATCGGACCCTCCACGACAGCGTGAGCGCCACAGGGCACGTGCGATACATCGACGCGCACAAAAGAGCTATCTCCCTCGTGGAAGAAGGAAATGTGCGGCTTCGTTCTCACGCCTTTTCCTCCACCGTCTTCGAATCGATGATGCGACGCGTGATCGTGCCAATACGGCCGGTCACCGGATTGTTGATGCGCTCGATCTCTTCCTTGTTCGCACGCAGCAGGTTCACGCCGATCTCGCTCGCCTCGTTGGCCAGCTTCGTCAGCGCCGCGATGCCCCGCAAAGAGCCGATGCTCTGATCGTTGAGCGGCTGCGCGTCGTCGATCTCCTGCGCTTTAGCGTGAGCGATGCCAGCTAGGCGGTGTGCCGTTGCGGCGCCGTACTCGGCAGCCGAGGCGAGGTGGCCGCTGATGTTCGTCAGCTTCGCGGCGAGATCAACCACGACCTTCTGGCGCGAGATCGGCAATTGAGCGATCTCTTCGGCGATTTTCCGTGCCGTCTCGTCCGAGGCTGCTTTCTCCTGTGCCAACACCTGCAAGGGTTTTTCGCCGTTCGGCAATTCGGCTTTATTCGGCTTTATCTTTCGCCGAATGGACGACTCGTTGACGCCGAACTCAGCCGCCAGCGAATTGATCGATTCGCCGTCGATCAGGTGACGCCGTTCGATCTCCGTCCATTGCTCCGGCGTCAGAGATGACTTGCGCCCCATCACTGCACCTCGGACAGAAACCGCCGCTCGATCGAACCGACCACCCCGGTATCGATCATTTCGACCTCAACCCAGCCGCGCTCGTACGCGTCCGTGTTCGGGTTGTAGCCGTGCTCGGATACGAGACGCACCCGCTTCCCGTCGTTCGGGCTCGCCGGGCAGCAGATGACGTGCGTGGCGTCCATCAAACTGCTCCTTGCCAGCCGCTGATCGAGAAGGTGAAGCCGCGGTTTCCGACGCGCACGAATAGCGAAATGCGGTGACTTAGCGCGCGGACCTTCTGCGCCATATGCCGGACATCGCGCACCATTGACGCGGACGGATATGCTGGGGCCACGACTGGCATCGCATTCTCCAGGTGCGCGATCGCGCGAAACAGGTCGGCCGGAAGCGCTTTCAAGCCACCACCTTGCGCAAGCTCACGGCCTGGTTGTTTTGAATGCCGCAGTTCGGGCACTGGCAGATAGCGCGCAACTGGCGCGCCTCGCCCGGCGACGGCACATCACCACCGTCGTAGACGTGTGCTTCCTGCGCCCTCGGGTCTGCCGACGCTTCGAATTTCGTAAGGCAGAGCGTGCATTCAAAGTCGACTACATACGCGCTCATGTCGAGGCCTTGCTCTTGGATCTTCATTCGAGTACTCCACAAACGTCCGCTTCTTGCATGATCAGAAAGCGCTTGCCATCCTCGCGATGCTCTCGGTGCTCGAATTCGCCGAAGACAATTCGATCGCCAACGTTGAGAACCAGCGGAATGCGATGGCCGGCGTTATTGCGCTTGCCCGGGCCGACGGCGACGACGACACCGGTCTTGCCTAAGTGCCGTTTGCTCTCGACCGTCTGGCTCACCCTGACGACGATCCCTGCATCGGTGACGTCGTCGCGCAGTTCGTCGGGCTCGACGACGATTCGGTCTTCGGTCGGGACAATCGAAAGGGAACGTCCAGCCATGCCAGAATTGATTCCGGCCGCCAAGCCAACGTCGTCAAGCTCTTGCATAGGAGGAGGTTCCCGTGGAAAAAATCGATGTGATACACGCCAAGGTGATCGCGTTGCAAAACGCAGTCGCCGCGCTTCTAGCGACACATCCGGACAAACCGAGACTGCTGTCCGCGTTCCGCGACGGCACGAATGCGCTCATGGCTCCGGTTCTCAATAGCCCGATCGACGAAGAATTCGCTCAAAAACTGACCGAAGAACTCGACGCGTACGAGGAGATCGTTTCGGGGCAAGACGGCAAACCTCGGTAGACGCTTCGCGCCAGAATCTGCGCATGACGCGATCGGCGTTCGGCGTCGTCATTTCGACCCCCGCTTCCCGAAAGCGCGACGCGCCGCGGCGTCGATCTTCTTGCGTTCGGCCGGCGTGGCGTAACGCTCGTACGACTCAGCCGCGCGGATGTGAGCCTTGTCCTCAAGCGGAAACTCGCGATGCTTCGGATCGGCGAAGTCCGACGGCTTCAAGCGTTTCCGCGCCAGCGTGCTCAGCTTGGCCATTCGGGCTCCAAGAATGAAAAAGCCCCGCATTGGGCGGGGCGAGGGTCGACGGGGTGGAGTCGTCGAGGGAGAAAACTGCAACGATCGTATTTTTCTCGGCGCGGACCCTTGTTTCTTGGTTCATCGCCTATATCTTCATCAGTCGCGCGAACCCAATCGGAGGGGCACATGCCAAAGAAAGTCGCAGTTTATGCGGTCACGCACCAGGAACCGCCGCAGTGGGACTTCCGCAAGTCCGAGATCAATACGAACGGTTTTTGCGAAACCATTCGGCGACGGGTCGGCTACATCCTCGTCCCGAACGATTTTGGGATCTTCCCGGGCGACACGTGCAAAAAGAATCGCATTCATCCGGAACTGAAACTCTGTCAGATGAGACCGCATAAAGGACCCGTGACGCTGAACATCCGGGAGGCAATCGAACGGTTCGGGCCCGTCAAAGAAGAAATACCCGATTTGCAGAAGAGCTAAGGACAATTCTCCAGCCTACCTATCGAGCACCGATTTTCCGGCAAAGTGTTCAATCGGTACAAGCGCCGTGATGTTCAATAGAAATTGAACACTTTTCCGCAGTCATCGATTCATGCGCTCGCCGGATCGTCTCGCGCATTGCAAGCGCCCGGCCGGCGAATCTGCGAGCCCGGTTGTACACGGTGCCGCGCGCGCATTGCTGATCCCGCGCCAGCCCCTTGATGTTGGCCCGGTACCAGTACACGCCAAGAAACGCCGTGGCGTCCTTTTCGTGCTCGGGTTGCCCACATAGGGCATGCACTGCCATGTTGAAGTACGGCATAGACGGATCCATGAACGCATCAGGCTCGCGGCGCGCCTTGGCCGGTTGCAGACGGGCCAGGATGTTCGACTTCACCGTGGGTGCCAGAAGGCGCCGTGTGCCGCACCAGTGCATCCAGCGGTCAATGTAGGCATCGATCTCTGCTTCGTTCATGTTGTCCTCGATCTACTCGATAATCGCCCAGTCGTCGGCGAGGCAATCGGTCACGCTCGGTACCCAGGTGCTCACCGTGTCGTCGACGCCCTTGAGTGCCAGATAGGCGTTGTAAGGGACCATTGATCCTTCACCGAAGTGCGCCTTCGCCGCGCCGGTCTGAACGGGATAGGAGGCAGCTGGCACGAAGTAGACGAACATGCCCTTCCCGTTCCAGCCCGCGCGCGCCACACGAAGCCCTTTCTTCAGCGCCTCGATCGCAAGGCCGAATGTCAGGCCTTCGGTTGGCCGATACGCAGCGTCGGCCTGAGCCTTGGGAGACCAGCTCACATAGCCCGCGTAGTGCGGTGTGTTCGGCTTGCCGCCGTCTAGGTACTCGACGAGATAACCCTCGTCTTCGGGGTTCTCGTTGTCTGGAACCGTCCAACCGCGGAAGTCGTTGTATTCGCCGCGCGTCATGGGCTGCATGCGCACGAGTTTCGTTCCGATGTATTGCTTCATCAAATCGCTCCAAAAAATCAGACTGTCACAACGCCGGCGGCTTCGGCTCGTTGGCCCAGTACTCCAACTGCCGACGAATAGATGCAACAACGCCGTCCAGATCCCGTGCTTGGAATACGGCCGTGATGCTGATGCAGTCCCCATGACCATCGTCCTCGTAGGTAACCGACCAACTTGGTTTTTCGCGCTTCGCTCGGCCGTATTTCGACCAGTCGATAACAGTGCTCATGGCTTCGCTGCCTCCGATCGGGATGAATCGAAATTGCTGAATGATCAAATTTCAATTCTGCGGACGGCGCGAGCGCGACCGGGGTTGTCCTTGTTGCCCGCGAGCTGGTATCCATCAGCGAAGGTCTGGATCCAGGTGTAGCCGGCCGAGTACTGCGTGCTGGACCAGTACCAGGCCTTCTCGAATTTCTCAGCACACGTCGCATAGCAGAGGCTCAGTTCGCGCTGCGCCGGCAGGTAGAAATCCGAGTGGCCATCCTTCGTGTACTGCGAGGCCCATTGCGCGGCGGGATGATCTCGCTCCGATTCGATGAGCGCACGGGTGTTCTCCAATCCGTCGTGACGGCTCGTCGCTTCGTCCTCGTCGTGGCCATAGCCACCCCACGCGACGTCCGCCACCTGGTCCACCGATAGGATCAGGTGATACGGACGATCTCCATCGAGGGCGGCCATGATGCCGGCATAAATGCCGCCTTGCCCGACCCAATACTCCCCGGGGATAGGGGCCTGCGACGCGTCAGCGCTCGACGAGCGTATGATTCGAGGATCGTTCATCGGGAACGAAATCTTCAGCGGTCCAATCTCGATGACGGCAGTATTGCTTTCGACGATGCTCATGCGGTTTGCTCCTGGTTGAAATGGCTGTACGGCACGTACGCCATAGGGACGGCGCGCAGCATGTGAGCCGAACCGCTGCGCGTTGCGGTTGAAATCCGTGGGATCGGTCTGAGTCATTCGAAGCCCTTTCGCGCTTTCTCCGGCGCGCTTCTGGGAGGGGCGATATATCCAGGCGCGAGATCCGCGAACTTTTGCTGCTCTCCTATAAAAGCAACTCTCACCGCGCCGGTCTCGCCATTACGCTGCTTACCGATGATGATTTCAGCGACGCCTTTGTCGAGGCTGTCGCGGTTGTAGACTTCGTCCCGGTACAGCATCAGGATGACGTCGGCATCCTGCTCAATCGCACCGGAGTCGCGAAGGTCACCCATCGTGGGCCGCTTGTTTGGGCGTTGCTCGACGCCGCGGTTGAGCTGAGACAGCGCGATCACCGGGACGTCCAGTTGCTTCGCGAGTCCTTTGAGACCTGCGGAGTAGCTGCCGATGCGGATGTCATTACGCTCATCCGGGCCGCCGGTGATGAGTTGCAAGTAGTCGACCACAATCAGACTCAGACGACCATGCCGGCGCTTGACAGCTCGACTGCGGCTTGCGATTTCGGCGATTGACAGGCCCGACGTATCGTCCACGAGCATTTCCATCTCGGACATGACTTGCACCGCGTGCGTCAAGCGTGGCCAATCCTCGTCGGTGATCTTCTTGCCGTCGAGGACGTGGCTCAGTTGAATGCCGCCGTACCGTGCGATGTTCCGCTGATGCAGTGACTTGCCCGACATCTCGAGCGAGAAGACCAGGACCACGCCGCCAGCTTGCGCGACGTTTCCGGCGATACACATCGAGAAGCTGGTCTTGCCCATCGCGGGGCGACCGGCGACGACGATCAGCTCGGCACCGCGCATACCACCGCTCATCTTCGCGTCGAGATCCCTGAACCCCGTCGGTACGACCTTGAGCTCGGCGCCGTGGTAACGCTCGTCGATTTCCGTCACGATCTCGGTCAAGATCGGGCCTGGCAACTGCGGCTCGGCCGAACGCGCCTCCGAAAGTGTCTCAAGCAGCGCTTGCGCCTCGCTGACGATTTCAGAAATCGGCTTGCCGTTCGGGTGATACGCCATCTCGGAGATCTGATCGGCCGCTGCGGCGACACCTCGTAGCGTCGAGCGGTCGATGACAATCTCGGCCCAGCGCGCGATACCAGCGCTGCCGGGCGTGTTCTGCACAAGCGCGTTCAGGTACGCGAGGCCGCCGACCGCCTCGGCCTTCCCCGAAGCGCCGAGCGCCTCGAGCGTCGTGATGACATCGGCGTTGCGCCCGGCCAGGATCAGGCGCTGGATGTGATCGAAGATCATCCGATGGTCGTAGCGATAGAAGTGCTCAGCGCGCAGCAGGCCGATACGATCGAGCGCGTCGTTATCGAAGAGCAGCGCACCCAGCACCGACTGTTCGGCTTCGATGCTGTGCGGCGGCACGGCGAGTCCACGCTCGTCCGGGAATTGCTCGGGGGCGTTCATGCGGTTTCCTTGTGCTTAACGGCGTCTTCGCGGACGCGGATGTACGTTTCGCGCTTGATCAGCCAATCGAAGCCGCAACGTTCGTCGACGGCCAGGTTGACGTTGCAATGTGCAAAATAGCGAGCTGCCATATCAGGCTTGTCCGGAGCGAAGCCGAGAAACGCGCGGATGGCGCTCGCGCGCTCCGGGCTAAACGGATCGGTCACCGCTCGCGGCCACTCGACCGACATCGCCTCGTTGTAGGCAGCAATGACTGCGATCTCGACCTCTGCGTAGGCGCTTTGATCCGGCTCGTCTTCCCACCCACGAGCGTTGAGCCATGTCGCCGCGTGAGGGATGAACTGCCCACCATCCTTGCGCCAGTCATCGCGGCTACGTTTCGCGACCTCTACGGCTTCAATCATGGTTTGCAGCAACGATTCGTCCGGATTGAGCTTGGCAAATGCCTTCTCCGCCTGGGCTCGATTTCGCTTCTTCGGATAGGCCGAATACCAATGCTCGAACCGCTCGTGCAGCAGCGCTGCACAAGTGTCTTTTGAAGTTGTCTTTTGAGTTGTCTTTAAAGACGTATTTTGTGGTTGCTCTTTCGGCAACCCCTTAGTTGCTGATTCGGCAACCCCTTGGTTGCTCTTTCGGCAACTCCCCCGTTGCTCTTTCGGCAACTGTTGCTCTTTCGGCAATTGCTGTTTCAGCAACCCCCACTGCTTGAAACGCTTGTTAATGCTGAGCTTGTGGCCATGGGTACCGGTCTCGCGGTCGATGATGCGCGCAGCCTCGAGCTCTCGGACGGTACGACTCAAGTGCGCCTTGTCGATGCCGGTCATAGCGTTCAACTGCGACAGGCCGATCTCGTCGGCCTTCTTGTTGAAGCCATAGGTCTTGCGGATGATCGCCATTACCACGGCCCACTGCCTCGCTGACAGTCCTGCGCTGATGAGGGCGTCCAGAAGCTCATTCGCGAGCCTTGTGTACCCGTTCTCAAGTTGCGGCGATGCGTCGTCCACACGTCCGCCTCAACTCGTGCTTTTGCCAATGCCGGCGGTCGCCGTAGCATCGCGCAGGTACTGGTCGATTTTTGCGCGCATCTCGCCCCACAACCAGACGCGCGCCTCCTTGGCATCGGTCACGGTCATTCGCGCACCGAGTTCATAGATTTCAAGCAAGCGTGAATCTGGAAAAGGAAGAACGGCGCCCGTGCGCCCCTGGGAGATCGGCATAGCGGGCCTCAGGCGGCTTCTTGTTCAACGGGGGCAGCTCGATAGCCAAGCGGATCCGCGAGCCACGCCAGAACGTCCTCGTTCCGATACATCGAGCACGACGATGTCAGGCGAATCGGCTGCGGCGCCCGGCCGGCGACAACCAGCTTCCGCCAACTCTCGCGGCACATCGGGATGAACGGCGCGATCATGCGCCAGGTGGAGAGGCCGACCCGCGGGAGGATCGGCTCATTCGCTTGTCCGGATTCGGCCTTTTCTGCGGTCTTTTTCACGCTCACTAACCTTTGCAGGCGTTGGTAGGTGAGCGAATGATGTCCAGAGCTGAAACGTTGCGATATACCGCTAGCTTTCTGACGTACTACGTTTGCTAGATGACGTACTACGTTTGCTGGCAGACGGGTTATAGCCGCGATCCGAAAGCCATCCATCAATCGTCTTATCGGCCCGCTCGGAGCTCATTTTCAAGCCGACGTCGGACGCCTTCTTGAGAACCTGATCTTTGATCGCAATAACCGCTTGTCTGCGGCTTTTGTAGTTGGCTTGCGTCGCCTGTTCAAAGGCGAACTGTCGCACCTGATCCCACTTCGTATCCTGAGCAGCCTTTCTCCTTTTCGCATTTTCGGTTTCCGCCATCTGTGCAATCTCCGCAGGATCGCGCACCGACGCGGCTCCGATTTGCATGAGGGCGCGGCAAAGGTGCATCATTGCCGAATCGAATTTCCTTTTCTTGACATAGTCCAAAGCCGCCTTGAGATTGACGTCAGCAAGGTGGTAACAGTACCCTCGCTTTATCTGCCAGTGATTTAGATCGCCCGCTTCCACCTGATCGCCGTCAGTGCCGCGAGCGTGCAATGATTCTCCGGCAGGTATGGCCTGAATTTTTCCGGTGACAAAACCAGGCACGTACGGCTCAAGGAATTCGACATTCAATCTTTCAGAGCCATCGATAGGGGTGCGCTGCATCACAGCATTCAGGGCCGCGCTATACGCTTCGCCCCTGACGACACGGTAGAAGTTGTTCACTTCATCGGCGTCCAATCCGACCTTCACGCGCTCAAGATCATCGATCGCTTTCGAAATCGCTCGGACCAAAACCTTCCACTTGGAGGAAACGTACTGAGCCTGCAGTTTCACGGACCCCAAGTTCTCTATTTTGGATTCACCCATAATTCCTCCCCGCACTGCCGGTTTCGCTGCATTGGGCTAGGCGCGGTTGTCAACTATTATGGCGTTCTCTCGGTCTACCAGCATACCGCCATGCCCACGATGTTTCTCACCGAAGACGACCTCACTGAGCTGACCGGCAAACGCCAGAACGCAGCGCGAATCCGCGTCCTAAACAGCATGGGCGTCCAGCACAAGATGCGGCCGGACGGCTCCATCGCCGTGCTGCGAACCCACGTCGAGCGCCTGTTCGGAGAATCGTCGAAAGCAGCACAGACGTCGGACTGGGTGCCGGAGTGGATGAAGTAGTCCAGCCGGTTCATTGTCGCGTTCACAAGAGGTTTCGCTCGCAATCCGACCAGTATGCGAATGGATCACGATGCTGCGGGTAATTCTCATCGAGCCACGCCTTCACTTCATTCCGTGCTCGCGTGAGGCTCTGCTCATCCCCGGAGCATTCGGCCGAATAGACAAACCGGCCGATGTGCTGGCGGTCGTGTACCTCGATGCACCAGTCTTCACGGCCATCGATCTCCCACAGCTTTTGCACCTCGACGTGATATCGCGGGAGCACTTTCAGAAACGACCGATCGCCTTCCGCGATCGAGCTGATTGCCCGAGCGATACCGCGGCCATCGAAGATTTCGGTGATTCCGTTTTCCTTCCGATAGAACGGCCATCCCGCCGGCAACCGCGCTACCAGTCTCCCCGGCTCCGGTTTAAGCCACTCCAGTCGCCACGTGCTCGCCATTTGCGCCATAAACGTTTCGGCGTTCTTATAGCCACGCAGCTCAATCCGATTTGAAAGCCAGACCGGCAAACGAACGTTGGACGCGAGGACATCGCTCGGCCCGGCCTCCTCAAACGGATCACTCGGAATCTCAGTTTCCCGGCCGTCCGAGGATGGAATGCCGGCGAACATCGCCTCAAGTTGCGCCCGCGCCAATGCGGATTTTTCGGACTTCGACATTTCACTCCTCGCCATGAAAACTAGTCCAATGTACACCCAAGTTTCCCATGCTATCCAGTTAGCCGCGCCGCCAGCCCATAGACGTTGCTATTCATGACTCACTCCCGCCTCGCAAACCAACTCGACGGCTTGCTGGAGTTGAAAAGAGATGTCGTTGAGCAGCCCCATCGTTTGCATGACGAAGCCCTCATCGCTTGTCGAATCCTGGAGGACAGCGGTCAGCATTGCGACATCCCTGGCAACCTCTACCGAAAACTCGCGAACCTCACGCAGGTTAGAGAAGACACGGCGGCCGCCGCGGTTCGTGGTGATTTGCAAGTCAGGTTGCCGCGCTCGCTCGATTGCTTTATCGACCCCCGCCTCGAACTCCTTTTCCACTTCGAGCAGGAGTTCTATGAACTCTTCGTCCGTCTGGCCAACGGCGCAGGGCATGTTCGCATCGATCCAATGCTTCAGCATATCCGCGTACACGGCAGAGATGGCGGCCTCGTCGCCGAAAATTGAAGAGCCGGCAGCGCGAGCACGCTGAAGCGCTTCTTCTTTCGGAAGAGACGCCAGATTGACTGACTTAACCATTGTGTTTCTCCTCGGCGTCGGCATGCTTGAAACCGAGATCTCGGGCCCGCTGTTCCCAGCGGTCGCGCAGAGCCCACTCGGCCGTACTCGCAATGTTAGCCATGCTATCGATGGTCAAGATCGTTTCGGCTGCATGGTAGAGCAACTCGTCGATGCCGTCGGGCTGAAGCGCTCCAGATTTCTCGGTCTCGTTATGAAGGTCGCTGCCGACGAGCGAGGCGAGGTGCCCGAGCGTGCCACCAAGATTTTGAGCCATCAACTGCGCTTGATCGCCACACCCAGCGAGCCATTCCAGCTCGGCATCGGGAAGCACATACAAGAGAGAATCGATGTGCTCGTGCAGGTACCGAAGCAGATTGCTCGCCGTGCTTGGTTTGGATGGCCTCTTACCTTGGATCGCCGAATGGCGATAGGCTCGGCCGTCTTCACCGGATGGCGCCGGCGATGCGCATTCGGCCAAATGGACCTTTTCTTGGACACATTTCATGATGTTTCCCCACTATATCTGATTGCTTCGGAGTCCTAATGAGGTGACAGGCGATGCTGTCGACCGTGGTACCGTTTATTCTGCGCGCGACGCTACTGGGAACGATTGACCGAACAGAGGCCAAGGACGGTCGCAGAGCGCTGATTCGAATCCGCTTTCGCGATGGAAACGGCACGCATGAGAGCGGCACCAGCGATGTCGAGCGCTTCGCGTTCCGATGGGGCAAAAGCGGCCTCACGTATGGCCTGCGAGACGATCACGATCAATTGGTGGGTTTGCTCGGGGCGAGCAGATGCGTTGTGCATGACGGCTCCTAGTTGATTGGAGCCCGCGCCCCATCGCCAAATGAGGTGGGCGGGCACATGACAGGGTTGGCGAACCGGAAACTAGGAACCGGCAGACCCGAAGGTCTCCCCATCATGGCCCACCCGCAAACTGTGGGTGCGCAATGATACGACGGACGTAAAAAAACCGCACGGCGGCGGTTGTCCGCCCAGTTTCCTCGGGTCGCCAAACCCGGCCGCTGTTGTCTCAGCGACGATCACAAGATAGTGCGCCAACGCACGCGCGTCAAGCATAATTCACAACATCGCAACGAACGGGGTAGGGAAGAATGGAGCAAAAAGACGAACCACTGTTTCTCACGCCTGCCGAAGTTGGTGAGTTGACTGGCATTCGCGCCGGTCGTCACGGCAAGACGCGAGAGCAGATGCAGGTCGAGTGCTTACGAACGATGGGCATACCGTTTCACGTCAACGCTCGCGGTCGCCCCATCATCGCACGCGCGTTTTTTACAGGCGCGAAAACCGAACCGCCGCCGCGGCCAAAATGGCAGCCGAAAGCCATGATGAACATCAAGTGACTGTCGCTACCATCGATTCCCTCGGCAATTTGGCCCGCTCTGGCGGCATTGTTCGCGACAATGGCGCGACGGGTTCGCGGGGCAGCAGGCCTCGGCTGAGATCCGATCTCTAACGAGACGCTGCGTTGATCTCGCGCATCACAGCGGTGTATTCCAGTTGATCTTCGATCGCGTGGAGGTCGTGGAATCGGGGCGCACAGCCCCATTGATCTGTTCCCATGTGATCATCGGATGTCCGTCGATCTTGCGTGGAGGCTTGAAGCCGAGTTGCCGCTCGATCCATCGGCACTGTGCAGCGCCTTGTTGGAGGCCGCCTGTTAGCTGGCTCAATTCATCGTTGGTGAGGATATGCACGATCGGTCGGGTAGAGTGATTCGTCCTGATGGTTCGAACTCAAAAGAAGGACGTGGGGTACCGCTATGGATATCGAGAAAGTCGCCAAAGCCATCGAGGCCGATGCTGGCGAACCGCTACCGGATCTGCGGCAAGCGCTCGCGGAAGCCGACGCCGTGGGCCGCAGCAGAACATGGAACTATCGCGTCATCGAGACGGTTCACGACGGGCAAATCTGTCGCGCCATCCACGAGGTTCACTACGAGAACGGCAAGCCAGTCGCGTACGTCGAGAATGCTGCCGGCGTTGCTTGGGAGACTGACGACGGGGAGCCGCGGCGCGTTCTCGATCGCATGCGAGAGGCGCTCGATAAGCCGGTGCTCAGACCGGCCGACTTCCAGAAGTGAAAAAGCCCCGCGTGACAGGTTTAGCAGCGCAAATGGCGAGATGCTGTGGAATTTCCTCGGCTTCGACGGCTCGAGCAGCTGGCCGGTGTTGTGGGTTGGGGAGGCGGTTGAGGTGCCGATCATGTCGGCGCGGCAGGCGCCCCTGCAAATGTGAAGAAGCCCGCGCGGGGCGGGCTCGTAGTTTGAAACGGTAGCCAGATCAGAACTTGTGGTCGATGTCGGCCTGCTTCATGATGCCGTTCGCGGTATGGCGGGACTTTATTTTGGCGTCGACTGGGAACGACTTCCCGGTGCGAGGGTTGCACCAGATGTCATGATCCCCCTTGCCATGCCGCTTGAACCTGCATCCGTTTTTTTCGAGGATTCGCTTCACTTCCGGCGTGAAGTCAGACATTCACGCGGCCATCCGATGAGCGGTCCCCGTGATCTTTGCATTCAACACGAACGGCACTTCGTCGCCATCAGCGTATCCGTTTTCGTCGAGCAATTCAGGGATGAGGACTTCAAGTTTGTGCATCAACGCATCCATCGTCTCAGCCTCGGTAATGAGGCCTGGCACGTCGTCGCTCTCAGCGACCCATACACTTGCTTCCGCGTCCCAGAAGGCCGACACATGAACTTGTGGCATGTTCGCTCCAATGGGTGATTTAGAGACATAGCGGCGACCATGGGGACGCCACCGTTGACAACTGTTTGACGGCATTGTACAGGCAAAGTTTAGGGTGCGAACTGTGACAATTTATGACCAATGTCACCGATTCGTTCGATGCAACACCTTTTCGTGCGCTACGAAGGCCGCTCGGCTGAGCTATACAGGTATTCGCCCCACCACTGCATCATCTTACGCCGCTCGCTCAAATACTGAGCGTGGTTGTAGGCCGCTCGCACGTCGTTGCGCTCCGTGTGGGCAAGCTGCCGCTCGATCCAGTCGCCTTCGAAGCCGTTCTCGTTGAGGATCGTCGACGCCAGCCCACGGAAGCCGTGCCCGGTCATCCGAGAGTGGTAGCCCATCCGGTATAGGGCGAACAGCACGGTGTTCTCGCTGATCGGCTTCTGCGTGTTCGACTGGCTCGGGAAAACCCATTTCCACCGTCCGTTGAGCTCTCTGAGCTGACGAATCACCTCGAGCGCCTGCGTCGACAGCGGCACGATATGCGGGCTCGGCATTTTCATCTTCGCGGCCGGGATCCTCCATTCGGCCTTCGCCTCGTCGATTTCCGACCATTCAGCGTGCCGCAGCTCGCCTGTGCGCACGAACGTGAGCGCCAGAAACTGCAGCGCCAGGCGCGTCTGAAATTCGCCATCGTAGGCCGCGATTTTTCGCATCAGCTCGGGCAGTTCAGCCTCGGTGATGCGCGCCATATGCTTGACCTTGCGAGTCTTCAGCGCGCCCTTGAGATCGGGCGTCGGATCGCGTTCGGCGCGGCCGGTGGCAATCCCGAAGCGGAATACTTGCCCAGCCAATTGCATCGCCTTCTTCGACATTTCGTATGCGCCGCGAGCCTCGATCTTTCGAAGCACGGCGAGCAACTCCGGCGCCGTGATCTCCGAGATCGGCCGCGCGCCGAGCGCCGGGAACAGCTCTCGCTCGATCAGCGTAATCACGCCATCGGCATAGCTCTGCTTCCAAGTCTGGCATTTGGCCTCATGCCACTCGCGCGCGATCGCCTCAAACGAGTTCGCCCGGCGCAACCCGGTCTCGATTTTCACGCGACGCTTCTCGTGAGCAGGATCGAGACCGGCGCGAAGCTGGTCTTTGATCGCATCGCGGGCTTTGCGCGCGGCCAGCAGGGAGACGGCAGGATAGACGCCAATGGCATGCACCCGCTCCTTGCCATCAACTCGATACTTCAGCCGCCAGTACTTGGCGCCGTTCGGCGCCACATGCAGATACATGCCTTCGCCATCGGCCATTTTGTAGGCCTTCTCGCGAGGCTTGGCGCCACGCACCGCGGCGTCTGTCAGGGATTTCGGGGGCATCAGAAACGTGGGGGTATCTCGGTACCCCTTCCGGTCAAAAAGTACCCCGAAAAGTACCCCCACGTTTTGTGGGTGTCAATGGGAAAACTTGGGCAACCATGGGAAGTAAAACGACCGCAAACCCTTGACGGGCTTGGGATTTTGGTAGAGGATGGGAAACGTTAGGCGGTTAATTGGCCCCCCCACGAG